CCATCCAGAACGCCTACCAGGGCTTCGCCAAGCAGAACTACACCATGTTGGACAACCTGAAGCTGGGCTACGGCGGCACCAAGGAAGAGATGCAGAGACTGCTGTCGGACGCGCAGAAGCTCACCGGCACCAAGTACGACATCGACAACCTGGCCGATGTGTATAACGCCATCCATGCCATTCAGGAGAACCTGGGCGTGACGGGGACGACGGCCAAGGAAGCCAGCGAGACCTTCAGCGGCTCCTTCTCAGCGATGAAGGCCGCCGCACAGAACCTGCTGGGCAACATGGCCATTGGCGGGGATGTGACCGGCTCCATGAAAGAGCTGGTGTCCACCGCCTCCACATTCCTGCTGGACAATGCCATTCCCATGGTGGGCCGCGTCATCACCTCCCTGCCGGAGGCCATCCAGACCGGCTTGCAGACTGCCGCACCTAAAATTAAGAGCCTGGGGGCTGGGATCGTCAAAAGCCTGCGGGATGGCATCGTCAGTTTCCTGCCTGCCGGTATGGGCGGCATTGTGGACGATCTGTTCAGCGCCATCGGGGACTTCAAGAGCGGGTTTGCAGCCATGCAGCCGCAGCTGGCCAGCTTCGGTGCATCCGTCAAGGCCACCCTGCAGCAGGTGAGTGTGGCGGTCATGCCTGCCATCACCAGCATTATACAAACTGTGCAGACTGTTATTCCCACGGTGCTGCCTGTGATCCAGACAGTGGTGGGCACCATCGGCCAGGTGATCAGCGCGGCGGCTCCGGTCATCGCGGGGCTGGTGCAGGGCATCGGGACGGTCATCTCCACGCTGGCCCCCGTGTTCCAGGTCATCTTCGACGGCATCGGCCAGAAGGTCGGCTCCGTGCTGTCCTTCATCGGCAGCAAGATGGGCTGGATCCAAGAGATCATCGGCACGGTGATGCCGGTGGTGGCAGACATCCTGACCTCCGCATGGTCGGTTATCTCCCCGATTATCGACATCGCTATCAGCGTGTTTAAAGTTCTTTTCAATGTGGTGCAAACGGTCTTTAATGGCATTGCCAGCGTCATCAGCAGTGTGTGGGACAAGGTGAAACCCATTGTTGAGGGCATCGGCAACGGCCTGAGCTGGATCGCGGACAAGGTCGGCGGCCTGTTCGGGTTCGGCGGTGGCGGAGGTGGCGACACAGGCTCCAATGCGGAAGGAACCAACAACTGGCGCGGCGGCCCCACCTGGGTAGGTGAGCAGGGGCCAGAGCTGATCGACCTACCCCGTGGAACGCGGATTCTGCCCAACAAGGAGAGTGTGCAGCTGGCCAGCAGTCTGCAGAAGATGCGGGCGGCCACGGTAGCACAGAATACCACTCCCGTCCCAGCTAACGCTCCCATCCGCCAGGGCGGATCTTCCACCCCAGCCACATCGGTCATCCAGCTCACCCTTGCGAAGCTGGCAGACACCATCGTGGTGCGGGAGGAGGCCGACATCGACAAGATCGGCGAGAAGGTCGCCAAGGAAGTGGTGCTGGCCGTGAAGAACATGGTGCCGGTGCCCGCATAAGGAGGTGGCCGCTTGAAGCAGCGCATCATTGAATTGAGCTACAACAACCATGAGGAGATGTTCAATCTCCCCATCAATCCCTCGGAATTTGAGTTCTCCGAGGCGCAGAACAACCAGAAGATCACCTTGCTGAATATCGGCGAGGTGAACCTGATCGGACACCGGGGCCTGGTAACAGGCTCCCTGTCCAGCTTTTTCCCAGCCCTATCGTCCCCGCTGGCCCGCTACGCTGACCGGGAGCCGATGGAGTATATCCGTCTGCTGGAGAAGTGGAAAACCAGCACACAGCCCATCCGCGTCATCATCAGCGACTGCGACTTCAATCTGGCCATGAGCATCGACAAACTGACCAAGAAGCACCGGGAAGGTGACCGGGATGTGTACTACACACTGGAGCTGTCTGAATACCGCTTCCTGAATGTTCCGGCAGTACAGGTAGAAGCCCAGCAGCAGAGCGATACCAGCGGCCTGAACAGCCGCCCCAATA